TGATTACTGCATAGCACTAGATATGGATGAAGTTCTAGTAAAAGGTTGGAAGAAAGATTTACCTAAAGCTCTAGAGGCTGGCGTTACTAGACCAATATATAATTATGTATATGGTTGGGATAAAGATGGTAAACCAGATCTAAACTTTGATGGTATTAAGATCCACGCCCGTAGAGGATATAGATGGAAGTTTCCAATCCACGAGGCAGTATCTCCTTATAAGATTCCTGAAGTTAGAGCAAGAATAGATTTAACAATACATCACTTCCAAGATAAAGAAAAGTCTAGAGAACAATACCTAGATATGCTTGAAATGGCAGTGGATGAAGATCCAAAATGTTCTCGTAGTCTTTACTACTTAGGTAGAGAGTATTACTACAAACAAAGATATTATGATTCATTACAAACTTTTAAAAGATACTTAGAAGAATCTACCTTTAAAGCAGAGAGATCATATGCACTGCGAATGATGGCAAAGTGTGATCCTGATAATGCTGAGAAACATTTAGAGAAGTCAATAGAAGAATGTACTAGTAGAGAATCAGTATTAGCACTAGCTAATCATTACTACCAACAGATGCAGTGGCCTGAGTGTTTTAGAACTGCAACAAGAGCGTTAGGTATAACTGAGAAGCAAACAGATTTTATGGCTGAAGGTTGGGCTTGGGGACATATGGCTGATGATCTAGTAGCGATAGCAGCCTGGCAATTAGGTGAGTGGAAGACTGCAATAGAACACGGTGAGAAAGCATTAGCTTTTAGCCCAGATGATGAAAGATTACAAACTAATTTAAAACACTACAGAGAGAAGATGAATGAGCACTCTTAACGATATGGTAGATGAGATCAAGTCTAACCTGCAAGGCTACACCTTGCGCCAAGATCGTATCAGTTATGTAGCTAACCCTGCTGGTCTAAGTACTACCAGTACCGCTATCACTATCGGCTCTGCAGCAAACCTTGCTAAAGGTATTATTGAAATTGATGATGAACTTATCTTTATTGATTCTTTTGATAAGGCAACTAGCGTACTTAACGTAATACCAGGATTTGGTAGAGGCTATCAGGGAACATCTCCTGCACCACACTCACAGTATGCTCAAGTTACTTTGGCTCCTACCTTCCCAAGAACTACAATCAAGAAGGCTATCAACGATACTATCAATTCTTTGTATCCTAACCTCTGGGCTATCTCTTCATACACCTTTACCTTTAACGCATCGGTAACAACCTATGCCCTACCAGATGATGTTGAGGATGTGCTGTATATATCTTGGCAGACTACTGGATCAAGTCAAGAGTGGTTACCACTAAAGAGATGGCGCTTAGATAACTTTGCTAACAGTGCAACCTTTAATACTAACGCTACTTTAAATATTTATGACAATGTACAACCTGGTAGAACAGTTCAAGTTTACTACACAACCACAGCTAACACATTAGATGCTAATACTGATGACTTTGCTGATGTTACTGGCTTGCCACAATCGGCTCAGGATGTAGTAACTCTTGGTGCTTCCTATAAATTACTATCATTTCTGGATGCAGGTCGTATTAACCTTACATCTGCTGAGGCTGATAATGCTGATAGCAAGACTCCATCCACTGCTGGTGTTTCAGCTTCTCGTTATATCTTCGCTCTGTACCAACAGAGACTAAACGAAGAGGCGTTGAAGTTGAAAGACAAGTACCCAATTCGCATCCACTATACCCGTTAATGACAAAACGTTGTTCAGCTTGTAAGATTGAAAAAGAACTATCACAATTTAATAAAAGTAAATCTAAAAAATTTGGTGTACATAATCAATGCAGACAATGTACAAGATTATGGAAACCTAGTCTAGAAGCATTAAAGATTTCTCGTCAAAGAACAAGAGAATGGAATAGACTAAAGTCTTCAGGATTTACTCAGGAAGAATACGAAGCAAAACTTAAAGAACAGAATTATAGTTGTGCAATTTGTGGAACTACAGATTCTGGACCAATGGATTTCCACGCTGATCACGACCATAATACAAATCAAAAGCGTGGGATCTTATGTCATAAATGCAATACAGGTTTAGGACTGCTTAAAGATAACGTTGAGATTCTTTGCGCAGCAATAGAATATCTCAACCACTACACAAGGTAAGGAAGGTTAATGGCACTTCGTTTATTTAGCTCTATAAGTGTTGAGACAACACTAGCATCTAGCATCAACAACTCTGTTACATCAATGACGGTAGCAACTGGAACTGCAACCACCTTACTTGGTGGAGTTACTATGGTGGCGAATAGTCAATTCACTGTAGCAATAGATCCAGACACTACTAATGAAGAGATTGTCTTTATTACAGCAGGTCCATCGGGAGATACCTTTACGATATCTAGAGGTCAAGCAGGTTCATCTGCTATATCACATTCAACTGGTGCAACTGTAAAGCACGTTCTAACATCATCAGATCTAAGCGCATTTGAAGCAGGACTAAGTGACGATGCCGGTGGCACTGTTACTGGTCTACTTCTAATGGGTGGTTAACCAACAACTAAGGAGAAAAAATGGCAACAACTTATAAGGTGTTGGGACAATCTAACCCAGCAGCAACAACACTAACAACGCTGTACACAGTACCAGCTTCAACACAAACTGTAGTATCAACTATTACAGTAGCTAACCAAGCAGCATCTGCTGCAACATATCGTATTGCAGTAAGAGTGGCTGCGGCATCAATCGCTGCTGCCCAGTATCTTGCTTATGATGTGTCGCTACCAGCAAATGCTACAGACACTTTAACGCTAGGTGTAACTGTTGGTGCGACAGATGTTATATCTGTATACGCTTCATCTGCAACAATGTCCTTTAACGCTTTCGGAAGTGAGATAGTCTAATATGACAGTCGGAAGATTACCTAATGTAGAAGGTGGTATCCAGCCCACCTTATTAACAACTACTGGCGATATTATGTATGCCTCATCTGCTAATAATCCAGCCAGACTTGGCATTGGAAGCAGCGCACAGGTGCTCACAGTAGCAGCAGGAATTCCAAGTTGGGCTACACCTGCAAGCGGTAGCATAACTTTATTAACAACAACATCTTTATCAGGTTCAGAAACTCTAATAACTAGTATAGATCAGACCTATGAAGATTTAAGAATTTATGTTTATGGTGTTACAAATGCAACTGCCAATGGTGTGTTTTTTGCAAATCCTAGAAATTCAACAACTAATTTAGATGTATCCGCTACTGCGTTTACAGGTAACCCTGCTAATGCTGGCTCTTATGATAATGATGCTGGACCTAGATTGTGCTCAGATGTTTCACAAATAACAAGCGACAGAACTAGTGCAGTTAATTTCTGGGCACTTACAATTAAAAATTACGCTTCAACTAGTCAATTTAAAACTTATGAAGTTGCTGGTGGTTTTTACAATAGCGCAACTGCTGTACAAACAGGCTGGAATGTTATTGGGCACATTTACAGCACAAGTGCAGTAAACGCTATGCGATTTGCAAACTCTGGCGGTAATTTATCAACAGGCACAGTAGAAATTTATGGGGTAAAATAAAATGAGTAATCCAATTATAAGAATACATAACGCATTAACAAATGAAATTATTGATAGAGAAATGACTGATATTGAATTGGCCGAAAATAATGCTATGAAGGAAAATGTAAAAAAAGAAAAAACCGAACGAGAAGCAAATGCAGTTTCTAAAGCCGCACTGTTAACTAGACTTGGTATTACTGCCGAGGAAGCACAACTACTACTAGGAGGTAACTAGCCAATGGCAACAGGAAGAATACCCACAACGGCGAACTCGCCGTTAACAGCTAAAGGTGATTTATTTACCTTCTCCACAGGCTCAGCCAAGCTCGCGGTAGGATCTAACGGCGACACACTTGTCGCGGATAGTTCCGCAGCAACTGGATTATCCTACGCAGAAAATTATGCTGCTGGTAAAAATAAAATAATCAATGGTGACTTTGGTGTGTGGCAAAGAGGCACATCATTTAGCAATCCTGCAACTGCGGCTTTTACATCCGACAGATGGAGTGTTGTTTATGATGGAACAGGTGCGACTCGCACGATTAGCCAACAAACATTTACGCCAGGCACAGCACCAGTAGCAGGATATGAAGGCAGATTCTTTTATCGTTTTGCTCAAAGCGTTGCTGGCTCAGGTGGCAGTTACAACCTTTTCCAGAATCGTATGGAAGATGTTCGCACTTTCGCAGGTCAGACTGTAACCATTTCGTTTTGGGGCAAAGCAGCCGCAACAACTAGCATAGTCAAACTTAATTTAGAGCAGGAGTTTGGAAGTGGTGGTTCACCTAGCGCTACAGTTGATAACGATATTGCAGGCACAAATTTCAGTTTAACGACATCTTGGCAGCGTTTTACTGTTACCACTACTGTGCCATCTATTACAGGCAAAACAGTGGGAACAACTACACCAGGTTTCCTCGGTTTAAGAGTTTGGATACCAGTCAATGCAACCTTTACTTTAGATTTTTTTGGCTTTCAAATGGAAGAAAGTTCAGTTGCCACAGCGTTCCAAACTGCAACTGGCACACTTCAAGGCGAGTTAGCCGCTTGCCAAAGGTATTTTCAAAGAGAAGCAGATGATCAAAAGAGTATTGGTTCTGGTGCTTACTTTACTACCACTCTTGCATTTATTCCTTATTTCTTAAAAACTACAATGAGAGTAATACCAACAGTTACTTTTGATGGAGTTACAGCAATAACTGTATATGATGTTGGAGTGGCTAGACTTTCTACGGCTGTTTCCACAGATGCAATAAGTCCAAGAGTTGTGGAACTAACTGCGACAACTGGGGCTACCACAGCAGGGCGTGGTATTTTTGCAAGAGTTACAACATCAGGAAACTTTATTAACTTTAGTGCGGAGTTATAATATGATAACAAATTATGAAGTAGTAGAAACTGCAACTGGCAATAAAATTATTAAAAGAATTAATGAAGATGGTTCTATTTCTTTTGTTCCTAAAGATTTAGGAAATACAGATTATCAGGCATATTTAGAGGCACAATCCACCCCAAGTGTTGACTAAATACTTTAGAACATACAAACAAAAATACTTTGGTTGCCGTATAGGTAAACATATCTATTATGGGATACCTAACGGTACCGCCTGTCTTACCTGTAATTGGAAAGATATTTAACTTTAAGGAGATCTAATGGCTTATGGCGATGATATCACCGAAGGTATCCCTTACGTCTTATCCAACCCTGCTGGTGCCACAAACTATTCAGCTACCGGTGTTGGTTACGATATGGCTATCGCCGGTCTACCATTCTTTATTGCAGCATCTGATGATTCACCTTACCGTAGAGTAACTGCAAAGTATCGTAAAGAACAGTATGACCAGACCAGAGAAGCTGGTGAGCAATCACTTACTGGTTGGTGGTTTCGGTCTCAATCAACATTCCATCTTGGCGCAGGTATTAAATACTTTGAACCAGCACAGGATGAGTCACTTCGTTTCCAGTATACAGAGTCTAAAGGTGTAGATGTCTTTACTAAAGGACAAGTTACCCTACTAAATAGCACTGCTAGTTTTAACTCAGGAGCCGCAGCACCGCAACTTATAGGTGTTAATGATGGCACTAGTGATTGTATTATAATTACAGATGGCACAGCAATAAAGAAGATTACTTCTGCTGCTTCATCTTCTACCTATACTCAAGCAGGTACACCTGCAACTATCTTTAGCATTACAACTAATGGTAAGCAGTACTTCTTTATCAATGGCACTCACGTTCACAGAGGTAACCTTGCTGGTTCAACTAGTGATACTGAAATCTATAACGCTTCCAGTACTACTCGTGGTACTATTCGCTATGTTAAGCAACGTCTTATTGCTGCTATTAATAACAGTATCTATGAGTTAGATCCTAATAACGCCTCTGGCGCTTTACCTACTGCTTTATTTACTCATCCTAATACCTCTTGGGTATGGTCATCTATATCAGAAGGACCTAGTGCTATCTACATATCAGGATATGATCCTAATGGAACATCCTCATCTGTATTTAAAGTTGGTTTAGATACCGCAAATACAACTACTTTAGGCTTTCCAGAACTACTACCACCTACAGTTATTATTGATCTACCAGATGGTGAGCGCATCAATGACTTTGATGTATACCTTGGCACATATGCAGTCCTAGCCACATCTAAAGGATTTAGAGTTGGTGTATCAGATACTAATGGTGATATCCAATATGGTCCTTTATTATTTGATCAAGCTGCCTGTAACTCAATAGCCTTTAGAGATCGCTTTGCTTATATTGCAACCACTATTGATAGTGAAGCAGGGCTACTAAAGGTAGATCTATCTACAACTGTGATAGCTAACAGCCTAGTATTTCCTTGGGCTTGGGATCTAGTAGCAAGTGGTGTTGCTGCTGCATCTAGTCAAGTAGCCTTCTTTGGTAATACAGATAGAGCAGCATTTACTTCTGGTAATGTTATTTACGCTGAGTCCACTACTGATAAGGTAACAAGTGGTTACTTACAAACAGGTTTTATACGATACAACACATTAGAGAATAAATTATTTAAACTACTTAATCCTAGAATAGATACCACAAATGGTGGTATAAGTATCAGATCTATTGATTATGCAGATACTGAATACAATTTAGGTAACTTTGCTCAAGGTACTGCAAGCACTGAAATAGGTGTGCCTTACCCTAACTCAGCACAAGAGTATCTTGCATTTAAATTTACTATTTCTAGATCATCTACTGATGCAACTAAGGGTCCACTATTTACTGGATACCAATTAAAGTCTTTACCTGCTGTACCTCGCCAGAGAATAATCCAATACCCTTTGTTCTGCTATGACCACGAGAGCGATAACTTAGGTGTTGAGGTGGGCTATGAAGGTTCAGCCTATGATCGGTTGAGTCAACTAGAAGCGGTAGAGAATGTAGGAGACACCGTCAGAGTAGAAGACTTTAGAACTGGTGAGTCCTACATTGGATTAATTGAAGAGCTTGACTTTATAAATAGAACCCCAAGTGATAGAAGATTCTCCGGATACGGTGGATTATTAATCGCTACTATTAGATTGATATGATGATATGACACCGAACGAATGGGCAGGGCTGGCAGTAGCGGTAACTACATTAGTAGGAACACTAGCTATAACAGTAAGACACCTAGTTAAATATTACCTATCTGAACTTCGCCCGAATGGAGGCTCAAGCCTCCGAGACTCCGTTGATAGATTGGAACGACAGGTTGAGGAAATTTATAGCATCCTTATTAATCGTAGCAAACCTTAGCTTATTAACTGGTTGTGGCTACCAAGGCTGGATGCGTTATCCCTGCCAAGAGTTTGAGAATTGGGAAAAACCTGAGTGTAATCCGCCTCAGTGTTTAGCAGTAGGACAGTGTACTAAAGATTTAATTCCAGATTCAGTGGAGGTAAGTAATGGCGAAACAAAAACTAAGCCCTGAAGAGTTACACGCTAGGCTCATAGTTGCTATTGGAATTATATTGGCAATTGTATTTGCTGGCTCAGTGTTCTCTTTACTGTATGCCTTCTTGTTTATTACGCAACCTTTAGGTGAACAAGCACCAAATGATAAAGCTGCTATTGATCTAGTATCAACCCTGTGTGTGTTCCTTACAGGAACCCTTGCGGGGATCGTATCTGCCAACGGACTAAAGAGTAAGAGAAAGGATGAGGATGCCAAATGAAACTACTTGCAAAGAGAGCAACACCTGCTGCAATAGCTGTGCTACGCCAAGCGACAGCGTTGTATCCGAAGCGCAACAGGCTATCAGACGGGTTGTTGCCTTCATCGGCACACATTAAACAAAGCCCTAACTCAGATCACAATACTGGATTAGCAGTTGATCTAACCCACGATCCTAAGAATGGTGTGGATTGCATAGAAATCTTTGAGAAGTTAAAAGAGGATGCAAGAGTTAAGTATTTGATATTTCAGGGGAAGATCTGGTCTAAAGAAAAAGCCAAAGAGGGTAACCGCACCTATACCGGCAGTAACCAACACAATAAACATTTACATATTTCTATAAACGATGAGTCAGCAAATGACACATCACCTTGGTTCTGGTGGATGAATCAACCTAAAGCGATCAATACTTTGATTGCCTCAGTTATGACTACACCAGCAAAGAAAGCATATAAAGTCCCAGTGTGTACCTGTTGTAAGGTACATAGCAAGACAAAGTAAAGGAGAAATAAATGAACCCAACGTTCAAGCAAGCAGCACTAAGTTGGTTCCGAGCAGCAGCAGCAGCAGCAGTTGCACTGTATGTAAGTGGAATCACC